TCTGTGGTGCCTGCCATGTTGAACTCACAGCAGGCCACGGCCCTGACCTGGTCTGAAGACAATCATCAGGCCATATTGGATTATATCGATCAGCATGAACAACACAGTGTGGCCGTTGAACTGATCAACGAACAAGATGCCTATCACGATCTTTGCCAAGACATACAGCAACGATGGCCCAACAGGGTCAGCACATACTACCGTGCTCGAAGCAGAAATCCCGAATGGGAATTCATGGACGACTATCAGTACAACTATCAGGCCATTGATTTTGACTCAGTGGACATAGTTATAAATAAAAGCCGTGGTCTTGTGGTCTGGGACGTTGGTTCACTGCCTGCACAGATCGCTAGAAAAATCATCTATTACATCGATCCTCAATATCATCGCGAGGACTATCTCGACGGGAATACCTCATGGTAGGCACAGCCACCTTAATCATCAAAGACGAAGTCAATGTCAAAATCGAAGGCCTGGAACTGGAAACTCGACGCAGGCTCATGCGCCTGTTTGAGTATGAAGTGCCGTATGCCAGGTATTTGCCAGCGGTCAGGATGGGACGCTGGAACGGCAAGGTGTCGTTCTTCCAGTTGGGCGGCAGCACATATGTGAACTTGCTGCCCCAAATATTGCCTGTGCTGGACGAAGAAGGCTATGATGTGGAACTGGAAGATCTGCGTGAATACAGCCGCGACTTTGAGTTTCCAGAAATCACAGAGTCGACCTTTGCTGATCGACAGTGGCCCGCTGGGCATCCTGCCCAAGGCGAGCCCATAGTCCTGAGAGACTATCAGGTCTCCATCATACGCAATTTTATCACCAATCCGCAGTGCCTGCAGGAGATCGCCACTGGCGCTGGAAAAACTATCATGACCGCGGCCTTGAGCCAACTGTGCGAATCACATGGTCGCACCATAGTCATAGTGCCCAACAAAAGTCTCGTGACACAAACAGAAAAAGACTATGTGAATCTGGGATTGGATGTGGGCGTGTACTTTGGAGATCGCAAGGAATATAACAAGACGCATACAATCTGTACCTGGCAAAGCCTAAACAATCTGTTGAAGAACACACGCAACGACATAGGCGATGTCACCATCGGCGAGTTCATAGAAGGTGTGGTGTGTGTGATAGTGGACGAAGTACACATGGCCAAGGCTGACGCATTGAAAACCTTACTGACCGGCGTCATGAGCCAGATACCCATACGCTGGGGACTCACAGGTACCATACCCAAAGAAAAGTTTGAATCCGAAGCACTGCATGTCAGCATAGGTCCCGTGGTGGGACAGTTGTCAGCCGCAGAATTGCAACAGCAAGGTGTGCTGGCACAGTGCCATGTGAACGTGGTACAGTTGGTGGATCATCAGGAACATACTAACTATCAAAGCGAGTTGAAGTTCTTGCTGGAAGATGCAGATCGACTGGATGCTATCGCTAGCCTAGTACAGGAAGTAAATCGAACCGGAAATACGCTGATCCTAGTGGATCGTATCACAGCAGGTCGTGCCTTGGTAGATAGACTGGGCGATCGTGCTGTATTCATATCAGGTGCTACCAAAGCAGGAGAAAGGCAAGATCATTATGATGAAGTATCGGAGACAACAGACAAAATCATTGTCGCTACTTACGGTGTGGCCTCAGTTGGTATTAACATTCCCCGTATTTTTAATCTGGTGCTTGTTGAGCCTGGCAAGTCTTTTGTGCGTGTTATCCAGTCAATTGGTCGTGGCATTCGTAAAGCAGAAGACAAAGACTTTGTTCAGATCTGGGACATAACCTCAACCTGCAGATTCGCCAAGCGACACTTGACCAAACGCAAAACCTTTTATCGAGAAGCAGAATATCCCTACACCCAAGAGAAATTGGAGTATCGTTAGGTTGACACTTGCTCAATCTCAAGTATAATTGTTATATGAAAATCTTGACCTTAGACAACATCAGTTATGAACTAGACAGCTTGCCCGAGCAGATTGACGACCTGCGTTTTGGCGTGTTTGACAACAGCAACCCCGATGAACCCGACTATCACTATATACCATTGATATTCTTGGAATCGTTTACCAGCCCTGCCTTGATACTACAGGTGGGCCGGCATCGTGTAAAAATGCCCTTGGACTGGAAGATCTTGATAGGCGAGCCCGAACTGGGCGACCTGGAAGTGTTGCCCTTGACCAGCCTGAATGATCGCGGGTTCAAAGCATTCCAGTTCAATCCACTGACATCGTTCCGTCCCAGTTTCCTTGACACGCAGATCATTGATGTATATCATGAGATCACTTGGTATGCTCCCAAACTAAAGAACGGACAGATGCTGTGTGTGCCGCTAGATGATGAACCCAATCCCGAATGCGTGTATTTTGTCAAAGACATCAGCCGCAACTGCGAAGTGGTAGACTATAGAAAGGCCTGGTAGTGGCCGAGCGAGATAATTTTTTGTGGGATCTCTTGGCTGCCATAGATCGCAGAGATCGCGGGTACTATGATCAGTTATCTGCAGAAGACCGCAAAAAGTTCAGTGGCTACATGGCCTTGCGCTGGATGAGTTATGTTGATGCCGCTCCAGACGTACAGTCAGGATATGTGCAACTGCTCAATCACTATGCCAACAAAAATATTTTCCTTCTCAGCCGGCATCCTAAACTGCAGTGGTATATGCTGATCGCAGCCAGTCCGGGCCTGGGACGACAGCGGCATTCATGGCCGCGTGTGAAAAAATCCCGGGAAACCCGACGCACCAAGACTCTGCGAGAACTGTTTCCTGAAATCAAAACAGCCGACGCAGAAGTACTGGATCAACTGATAACAGATGCAGATATCAAACAATATCATAGAGACCTTGGACACGACAAAACATAAATGCCAGCACTGTGATCGAGAGTTCAGCAAAGAATCCACACTGCTGGCGCATCTCTGTGAGCCCAAACGCAGGTTCAACAGTCGCGGAGAAAAACCCGTGTTGCTAGGCTTGCAGGCCTACATAGCCATCAAACGCAGCCTGGGACAGCAGGTCGCAGACGAGTGGCAAAGTTTTGAAAACAACAGTTTGTATCGTGTGCTAGTTAAATTTGGCAGATACTGTGTGAGCAGTAGGGTGATCGCTTTTCCACACTATGTGCGGTGGCTGCTGGCTCCGGAACAGCGCCGACTCAAGATCGACTATCACTGGAGCAGCGACAAAATCTACGAGGAGTTTTTGCTTGCACATACTCGCAGGGAAGATGCCAACGATGCTGTGGCCAGAGCCACGGAAACCATGCAGAGTTATTCAAGCCTGGCCAACTACAGAGATTACTTTAGATATCTCAATGCCAATCTCATCGTACAGGATATCACGGCCGGACGTGTCACAGCCTGGACTGTGTTGAACTGTGCTTCAGGACACGAGTTTGTGTCAAGATTGGATTCAAAGCAACAGGAAATCATTTACGCCTGGATTGATCCTGACTACTGGCCACAGCGTTTCCGTGACTACGCAGCCACACAATTGAAAATAGAACACGATTTGCAACAGCAGGGCCTATGAAAATCGCCGCAGACATTGACATTGACCTGGCCAATCGCGATCAAGTGCTGGCTCTGATTGACTGCGCAAAAACGATCAGTTGGTGCGACACAATTCCGGCATCTACATCACTGACATTCCCCGAGATACTCTAAACGGTTATGCCAGCATAGATTACCAACAGGCCGAACAGCGCGGTTATTTCAAGATCGATCTGCTGAACAACACAGTGTATCAACTGATCCGTGATCAACAGCACTATGATCAGATGCTGGCCGCCACTCCTCCCTGGGAACGCTTGTGTGAAGATGTTGAGTGGTCTAAACAGTTAGTCCACGTTGGAAATCATACTGATTTGTTAATTTCGATGCGTCCCAACAGTATTCCCAGGCTTGCCGCTTTTATATCGGTTATACGTCCAGGAAAAGCACATCTACAAAACAAACCTTGGTCTGAAGTGTTTGAATCAGTTTGGGATGGCGACAGTAGCAAAGGATTTATATTTAAAAAGTCTCACGCCATCAGTTATAGTATGTTGGTTGCTCTGCATATGAACCTAGTCCATGCGCTTGACCAAGGTAATTGACTTACGTTTGATCTTTTTGCGGGCTATGTCGTTTAGGCTGGTCACCGGTCCCAAGAGAACTTCGATATCTTTGTTGATAAAAGTCTTGAGAAATGGGCGAAATATCTCCCAGTCCTGTTTGAGAAAAATATTGATGGGTATACTGCGATTGCTTTCCCACCACCACACATTGGCCAGTTCTACAAAATTGCCCTTGAGTTCTGCATCAGCGATACTGCCATAGTCGTACAGGGTGGTTATGATGTCATCAGAGTTCTGTACTATGCCCACGTATTCAGTGCCAGCATAGCGCAACAGCGTCAAAAACGGGTACTTTTCTTTTAACAGATTCTGGAAATCATTGGGCATAAATATATAACTATGTACTCAAGTTCAGCATATTTAGTGGACCAAAAATCCATCGTTCTTCTTGTTGACACAGAGTTAAATACAACGTACAGGTGGAGTCCAGTGTTTAGTAAGAAACTTATCATCAACAAAGGTGTAGACAACGTCCTGAGTTTTCAGTTTCTTAACCAAGAACAAAAGCCAGTGGACATCAGCTTGTTTAGTTTTACTCTGCGATTGATATCCAACGACGGTGAGAATTTGCTCTTGGCCAAGCAGATGGAAAACATCAACAGCCGCTTGGGCACCTGCAGGGCCATAATCACAGCCGCAGAATCCGTGGCCATTCCGGCACAGCCCGCCAGCTGGAGCATAGAGCGTGCCAGCAACAGCATCATAAAATCAGTGCGTATCACCGACCGTGGTCGAGGCTATACTTCGGCTCCCACGGTGTCAGTATACGGCACCGGTACCGGAGCCAATCTCTCTGCCACCATCACTGGCGCAGTGGATCAGTGTGTGGTACTAGATGCCGGTGTGGGCTACACGCACACTCCCAATATCACATTTGCCGGCGGCGGAGGCTTCAGTGCCCTGGGCCTGGCACAAATCACCTACGGTGTTGAATCGGTGGAAATCACCAATGTGGGTGATGGTTATGATCCCGATGATGCCAATACTGCTGTGACGTTCAGTCCGGGCCTGGGCGCCAATGCTGCCCTGCAGGCAGCCAACACAGCCAATGCCACCATAACATTTGCAGGCAACAGCATAGTAGAGATCAACATAGTAGACGCTGGCATTTACGATGCACCACCTACTGTGACCTTTAATCCTGGCGCAGCCAATATCAATACTGCAGCCACTGCTGTGGCCTATCTAGCAGGCAGGCTAACAGGCATCACAGTGGCCAATGCTGGTCGTGGCTATACCGGAGCACCGGCTATCACTGTTACCGGTGGTGGTGCCACCAGCCAAGCACAGGCCACTTGCAATCTAACCAATAGACTGGATGTGATAACCATACGCAACGGTGGACAGAACTATGTGGTGCCACCCATCATTGAACTCACTGGTGGAGGCAACGCCAACTTGATTTCGCAGGGCACAGCAGTGGCCACAGTGGGCGGCGATGCGCTGTACCTAGCAGGTTATGTGGATGATGCAGCCACTGCCAGAGGTTCAGTGGACATTGTTGATTCAGTGTTTCCCAGATTTACTGCCAGCGAAGACATCACCATACCTGTGACCAACACTGGTAATACTGCTGCCATCGACGGTGTGAATCGTCCCGTGGCCTGGACCAGCATCATACAAAGCAACGGTTCACCACAGAGCACTTTCCAAGTGGACTTCCGCAACTACTCAGGTGTGGTACAACTACAGGGATCCTGGGAACCCACCAACAACGAAAATGATGGTCAGCCAGTGTATTGGTATCAGATTGGCAATGTGCAGTACTACGACAACAAATATGGCAAAGAGTATTTCAATGCCGAAGGCTATCATCCTTATGTGCGCATCCGTTTCGCACTGCCACCAGTGCCCATAAATGTGGCCTACTATGCCAATGTGGCTGCCAATATCTATGGCAACTCGGTAACCCAAGTACTCTACAGAGATTGACACTCACCATTTTATCCTGTAAAATAACAGGATGCTAGATATACTTGGCCGCATGAATAGAGTAAAACGCACAGCGTCCGGCTGGCGCAGTTTCAATGCCATCTGCTGTGAGCACACCGAAGGCAAGCCCGATCGCCGTGGCCGCGGTGGTGTGATCGAACACGACACAGGTTGGACCTATCACTGTTTCAACTGCGGCTTCAAGACCACTTACACTCCGGGCAGGACCTTTAGTTACAATCTCAAACGCCTGCTGACCTGGGCCGGATACTCCGATGAAGAGATCAAACGTGAGCAGTTGGAAAGTCTCAAACTGCGGGACATACAGGACATAATCGCACAGGAACGTCGTAGTCGTCCGCTACCCGAGTTTGAAGAACAGAGCCTGCCGGAACTGGCAGTGGAAATAGATCCTGTGGATCCTGACCACGAGCCCTATAGACTCTACTGTGAATCGCGTGGCATTGACATTGACGACATATGGATCACGCCTGAAGCACAGGGCAGAGAAGCCTTCAGGATCATAGTGCCTTTTAGATATCGTGGTCGCATAGTGGGCCATACTTCAAGATACTTGGATGATCGCCGCCCCAAGTACATCAGCAATCAACAACCGGGCTATGTGTTCAATCTAGATGTGGTCCGGCCCGAGGATCAAGTGATCGTTGTGTGCGAAGGCATCTTTGATGCGCTCAGCATCGGAGGCGTGGCCTTGATGCACAATGATCTCAATGAGGATCAAATAGCTATACTTAAAAGTCTTGACAAAGACATAATTATTATTCCAGACCAAGACAGTGCTGGCTTGAAACTTGCGGAACGTGCTGCGGAGCAAGGGTTCACAGTCAGTATGCCACTTTGGGACACCAGCATCAAAGATGTGAATGATGCCGTATGCCGCCATGGCAGACTCGCCACCCTTGTTTCTATACTCCGCAGCCGAGAACG